CCGCGCAATACGTCAGATTACTCTGGCGTTTGCTAAGATAAACCTTGAATGCACTGAAGAGCGCATCAAGGCTGCTTTCGCAGCGTTTGTCAAGTGTGAGCAGGATGTTCGGTCAACGGACCGTGCACTCGAGAATGGAAGCCTTTCTTACAAAGAAGACTTTATTCGCGTGAGCACACTCCTATTCGGCGACGTTTTCACTCAGCTGGACCATATGGTCTATGCTGGGCGATATGGTGACCCAAAAGGTCACCTTCGTCTTTTGCCGAAGCATGGTTCTGGATCCACGGCTGAGAAGCTTCTTGGTAACAAGAAGTATTCGCAGCTTGAGTGGACTTCCAGACTGGAAGAGATCTTCCCTTTTGGGGAAAATGTCTCATCCAGTTGGTCCTCCTTTTTGGAGATTTCCAACCAGCTGAACATCCTCGAACCTGGAGCTGAAAGACCCGTAAGGGTCATAGCAGTTCCTAAAACGCAGAAAACGCCCCGTATGATAGCCATAGAGCCGACCTGTATGCAATATATGCAGCAGGCCTTGCTTGAGGCTATCACGGATTGTGTGGATAGGGATGACATCCTTACACACTTTATCAGTACTCGCTCTCAGGAGCCCAACCAACGCTTAGCGCAGGCTGGATCTCTTGATGGCGAGCTTGCAACACTCGATTTGAGTGAAGCTTCTGATCGCGTTTCCTATCAGCAAGTACGCTGGCTGTTAAGCAATCATCCCAACCTTTTGGCTGGGGTAGATGCTTGCCGTTCGCGGAAGGCTGATGTGCTTGGCCATGGCGTTATACGCTTGGCGAAGTTCGCGTCTATGGGTTCGGCCCTCTGCTTTCCCTTTGAGGCAATGGTCTTTCTGACCTGTGTCTTTATGGGGATTGAAGATGGGCTTAACCGTCCATTGGAGCGGAAGGATTTAATATCCTTCCGTGGTAAGGTGCGCGTGTATGGTGACGATATTATCGTCCCTACACGATGCGTCTCTTCTGTGATTGCTAATCTTCACCTTTATGGTGCGAAGGTTAATCAACGCAAATCTTTTTGGAACGGTAAGTTCCGGGAGAGCTGCGGGAAGGAGTATTATGATGGAACCGATGTTAGTATAACTCGGGTCCGGACTTTTCTACCTTCCTCACGGAAAAATGCAGAGGAGATTATCTCGACTGTGTCTCTCCGCAATCAATTGTTTGATCGTGGTTATGACACAACAGTCCAGTATCTGGATCAACTCTTGGAGGGGCTTATACCCTTTCCATTCGTTGGTCGAGAATCTCCGGTTTTGGGCAGATATTCTCACGATGGCCACATAAATGTGGACAAGTGGGACTTTGTGTTGCAACGCCCCCTCGTCAAGGGGGTTGTTGTTCACGCCAAACTTCCACGGAATTCCGTGGATGGATGGCCTGCCCTAACCAAGTACTTCCTTACACGCGGTCGCGATTCAATTCGCGGAGCCGCCGAAACCAGAGACTTGCCAGTCTCTGATCGGGAGCACTTACTGTATTCTGGGCGTCCTGTGTCCGTCGACATCAAGACCAGGTTGGCCTCATCAGTGTGATGAGACCGTAAAATGGCGGACCGCTTAATGCGGGCCGGCTGGGGTAATATCCAGCACAGGGAGATATCGTCTCTCTGAGATGATGTCTCAGGGGGGTGCACAAAACAAAC